TAGCCAGGGCTTCTCTTGTCAATGCTGATTTGATACCTTCTTTGTCAACTGCGGATTTGTCTAATTTAGCTTTAAGTGCGTCAGCTTCAGCGGCACCAATAGCCTTGTCTATGTCTAATTGCAATTTAGCATATTCAGTGCCGTGTTTGGTAAGCGTATTTTTCTTTTCAGCAGCGGCAGCCTGTTGTTGCATAACTAACAATGAAGCACCAAGTGCTTCTTTGGCACTAGTTTGTGATTTTTTCTTAAAAGTTTCGTCTGTGTCTTCTTCACTACCACCAGTTGCACCAAACGGTATAGCTTTTCCGTCTGGAGTAGGATAGAATGGGGCATTAGGAATTAAAGTTTTGAACTCTATTGGGTCCTGTCCAGCTATGCGTCTTAGTAGATTTGCCATTTTATTTAGGCCTTCATTTACTAAGTTGATAGCCTTAACAGCATATTCAGTTATAGTATCACCAAACGCCTTCCATAGCACTATGACAGGAAGTAATACCACAGCGAATACAGCTAGTCTTGCGAGAAAAGCTGCCGCTGCCACTGCCATAGCTGTAATAGCTACTCTTAAACCAACTATTGCTCTTGTTGCCAAAGTGGTTGATGCTGTGACTACATTAGTAGTTGCCGCTAAGGCTATATTTGAAGAGCTTAATGCCGCGTTATAGCCTGTAAGATTAGCTTGGGCGGTAGTGCGAAGTTTTAAGGCTTGTGTTAGCACTGCTTGAGATCTAGCTAGTCCTATTTCACTATTCATTCCAGCTATGTTAGCTCTTGTCTGTTTTATGGTTATATCTAGTTCTTTAACTTTTCCTGCATAAAAGGCTTGTTGTTGTCTAAATCTAGCCGTCATTAAAGCTGTGCCTTCAGCTAATGCGGTATTTTCAGCTTTGGCTGCTACTGTGCCAAATCCCATAGCACCCGCAACCAAGGTAAAGGCTGAGGCTAAACTTCTTACAAGATTGATTGTAGTTGAAGCAATGATTAACGCTAGAGCACCTAATAATATTTTAGCCGCTATTGACGCCGCCTTCATAGCGTCACCAGTTTTTGTCATTGGAGTGACTATGTTTAATATTGGCTGTAAGAGAGCAAGGAATTCTGCTTTGACTAAGGTAATGAACATGCCCAGGCTATCGCTGATCCGTGCGGCATCAGCTGTGCTCTTGGTATATTTGTCCATGGTGCCATAGAGTTTTTCTATCTCAGCTACATAGGATTGGGCACTAAATCCTTTGCTGGCTTTGCTGAACAATTCTGTTTGTAGTCTTGTGCGTTCTAATGGATTGGTGATTTTGCTTAGAGCTACAGCAATCTTATTGAATATTTGATCTGGTTTTAGAGTATTAACATCTTTGAGACTGATACCAACTTTGCCTAAAGCATCAATCATCTCATCGTTGCCTTCAACAGCGGCACCAATGTTCTGCTCCATCTTAAACAGCATGGTGTTAAGTCCTTCCATACTGCTACCACTGGCTGATGCGGCAACACCCATCTCCAGGAGTCTGGCTGTGTTGATGTCTAGGGCATCACTCATATCCTGGAGTTGATCCGCACTGCCTAATAGGCTTTTTGTGAAAGCTATGATACCAACACCCACTAGGGCATTGGTAAACGCAGCCATTTTCTTGTTGAGATTATCAACGCCAGAGCCTAGATTAGTAAGCCCTTTCTGGACTCCTGTGATAGCCGCTAACGCTGATTTATTATCACCTGTTAGTTTAATTGGTATATTGCTTGCCATAACTATCTCCTGTTTGCGGCTTTCTTCTGCTCTTTATAGTCCCAGTTATAATATGCTGCCCATATCTGGAACTCTGTGGTTGTCATATCAAATACTTGTTCTAATGTTAGACCCAAATCCTTGCCAAGACGGCAAGCGAACATTACATCTGGATCCTTGATTAGTTTTTTTCTATCTCAGCTGGAGTTAAATCCTCTAGATTGAAATTATTAATTTCACTCACAGCACGGATTAACACTGCTGGATCCACTTCATTCATAAACACTACTTTGTCTGTTGGTAGAAACATCTTTGTTCCGTCAGCGTTGCGAGCTTTGGTGATAAGTGTTTCAACTAGAGCTTCTGTAGTCTTACCTTGTGTGGCTAACTCAATTAGTTTACTCTGTTCTTTTAATGTGATACTTTCTTTGAAGTAGATGGTTAGTTCCCATTCTTCAATAGTGATTGATTTCAATTCTCCGCTTAGTTTACCACGGAAGTGTTGCGTCATTTTATCTATAGCTGTTGTCATTTATATTCTCCTTTGATTGAATTTAGTGCGGGTCCAATAATACCACGCCCTTTATTTGACGGTTTCATTTTTGTTGTGCCCTTATCCAAATAATCTACATAAGGAACACGATTGACAATTTCAACATTGTCCTTGCTTCTGAGATTTTGCCAACCATCACGGGCTCTGCCAGTGCGGACTGGAGTCTTATCTCTCAATTCACGATGTAAATCAACAGCTACAGCTGATACAATCTTACTATAGCTGTTGTTTACTTCACGCATCACTGCGTCAATATTGCTTACCTTAGCGGTTAGCATGATATATTATACATTACCTGCTAATACATCTGTAGTTTGGCTATATTTGATAGGGCCGCTGCCTTGGAATGAAATAGTAGCTTCTACTAATCCGTCCATTGAGCTTGATACGCTATAACCAGTGATGATACCATTGCCGTATAATACTACGTCTGCTGAAGCATCTTGATCTAAATAGAACTTAACACCAATAGGTGCACTACCAATTGCCGCTGCACTTGTAGAAGTGATAATTACGTTTGCTTGATAGTCATCTGTGTTAAAATAAATATCAGCTGACCCACTCCATGAGCTCATACCTTTTACGTATGTGCGAACATCTGTGCCCATAGTAGAAGTTTCAATCGTATCACTTGTCATATCTACTGAAAAGTTTCTTGTAGATACCACAGCTTGTCCTGCTATTGTCACCTGTCCATCATTACCAACTATTGTTGCCATCTTGTTTCTCCTTGTCTAAATTACTTACTGTTTCTTCAGCACTTTTAACGGCAGCTGAAGCTGTCACCGTTGGTTTGGAACTTGTGGTATCCTTAACCAAAGCTGTTAGAGTATCTGTCTTAACTGCTGATACTCCTGGGGTTTGTGTCCAGCCAGCAGCCAAATAGCCTGCGAGTTTGGATTCTTTTACGTTTCTAACTTCATTACCTTTGTATAATGTTGTCATTATGCTTGTCCTCTTGTGAATATATACCTAACATTGACTGTCAATACTACTTCGCTGATTGGCGGTAGTCTGTCAATGACTTCAATGCTAACTACCTGTGTGTCCAATACCTCTCTACTGCTTTTACCTCTATTCCTATCAGCATCCAATGCTTCTTCAATGGCTTCAATGATGTCATTACGTTTACTATCTAACTCATTACCACGCACGAATGCACGGATAGTATAGGTAATATCACCTTGACGGATACCAGCTGACATTGTTTCAGTGTTTCTATCTTCATTGGTTGAAGTAATCATTATAGCTGGGAATTGGGTTATAGCTAGTTTCTCAACATCAAAGGGTTCACGTGTGACTAACACTGGAGTTAAATCATCTATAGCCTTCAAGGTGTCCACTATGTCTTTGGCGATGTCTTCTCTTAAGCTCATTTTCTCAACCTTGTGTAATTAAATTCTTGTCTGTCTGGCACGAAACGCAATGTAGTGCCATCACTATCATATGTGATACCAAATTGTAGTAGATTGCGTATATCGTATTCCCAGAGATTATGGTATTCACCAATCTTCTGATTATAACTTATATCTTTTTGTTTAACTATTTTGGGTAGGATATCATAAGCCAGGGCATAATAACAGGTTGGATTCATCCATTCTGTCTTAGCTAATAAGTCTGCACGCATGTCGCCAGGTGTAAACTGTGGGTTCTGATTGATAAACTTTTGCCACCATACTTTGTTAAGTAGGCGAAGGATATTACTTTCAGCTCGTTGTAGGCTTTCATTGATGTCTACAATGCTTTCGTAATCGTGTATGTCCTCAATAGCGAGGAGTTCTTCTCGTGTAGCGAATGCCATCTGTGTCCTTCACATTGGTTAGCAAGGGTCCTACCCCCACTCAACTATTTATGACTTTGTTTTCTTACTTGTATACTACTATCTTACTAGGCGTAATGGGCTCACACTGCGTGTTTCGTCTGCTGTTGTGACGCCATCATCGTCTGCGTCGTATTTTACACCTTCACGTAGGCATAAGTCCATCTCATGCTCAAAGCGTCCAGCATAATAGTCCATACGCACTTGGAAATTGTCTTCTGCACCTTGATTTTCAAACTTGGTTAGTTTAGGACAGATATGGTAGGCTAGGGCGTGATATACAGTAGCCATAGTCCATTGACTTGATGTTAGTAGTGTGGTATCAAATTCGTCAAGAGTATTAGCCTGTGTCTTAAGCCAAGTATGGAACCAACGCACCTTAAGGACACGGTTAATTTCAGCTTCACTGCGAGCTAGTTCTACATCAAAGTCAATAACCCCATATTCAGTGATTGTGGGTTCAACTTGTATTAAGTCTTGGGTTGTAGCGTATGCCATCTTAAGTTCCTCTTATATCATATTTATAATAAAGAAAAGGAGCACGAATGCTCCTTTCTTATTGCTTGAAGCTGTAAACCTAAACTTAGTTTAGGATTGAGCTGTCTGCTAACACTACGCAACCATATGCTTCGTAGATAACGCCAGTAGCATAAAGAGCTGAAGCTACTAGTGCATCACCACGCATAAGAGCGTCGCGTTGTGCTTCAATCTTGATGTCTTGCATTAAACCAAAGCCAAGTGCGTCACGGTGGAATACTGCACCAGCGTAGTCGCCTGTGGTGTTGTTGTTATCAATGTTGCTGGTTTGATAAATAGGGATTCCACTTAGCATACCTACATATCCCATTCTCATTGCCTCATTTTGAAGGTCGCCTGATGCTGGATTTGAGAATGTGTTAGTGATATTTGCTAGTAAGTCATAAGCAACGCTTGGATGTAATACGCAAGCCATATCACTTGTTGGAACACCTGCTGAACGTAGTTTTGCTACCGCTTTGAAAATATCACTTGCTGATAGAATACTAGAAATAGCATTTGCACCAGTGACTTTTGAAACGTTTGCTGAACCTACTAGGTTAGTAGTAAAGTTGATGAACTGACTTGTTAAGTCTTTGTCAATTTTTCTAGCAATAGCTTCGCCAAAAAGTCTTCCCACGTCAGCTACTACATTGCTTGCTGATGAGATACGAGCTAGATCACTGATGTGTGTTGCTAAACCAACTTCACCAATAGTTAATGTTGCTGTATCTGTTGATACGTTAGCATAACCTGTTGATTGATGGTCCCAGATTTTAACGTTTTCTGTTAAAGTTGCTGCTGTTTGTTGTGGGTAGATTGGCACGTTGATAGTTTTACCTTGTGCTGGACCCAATGAGTAGTTCTTTACTAAACCACGCATGATACTTTGTTCTGATGCAACGAATAGAGCTTCTTGGATGATTGACGGTAGTAAATCATTAAGTGTAGCTGTCGTTGATCCTGTGACTGTTGTTACTGGCATTTTATAATCTCCTTAAGACTAAATTAAATTAAACCTGCGGACTTTCTATATTCCGCATATATTTTTCTTTGTGCTGGATCTTTCATATCCAACTTGTTGATATCTATAGGAGCTTGATTATTAGTGATGCTGGATTTTGTTGAACTTGTTGCAGGATTTGCCTGGACGAAGTGTGGGTTAGTTGCGAGAAACTCGTTTACTAAATCCTCAACTGTAAGGGCTACACCCTTGTCGTTGTATCTTACCTGTCCGTTGTTGTCCAATACTTCAACTTCACCTTCAGCATTTAGATTGATGTTATTTTTTAATAGTGTTCTTACCTGTTCTGGTGCTACAGCACGATATTTGGCTGCGGCATTTACTAAAGGTGTCTCAATCTTGTATTCTCTAATAACGCTGTCTCTTTTAGCTATCTCTGCGTTTTTATCTTCAGCCATCTTTTGTAAGATTTTCTCAAACTCACCTTTCTTAAGGCTTTCTTCTTGAGCCTTTTTAATCTGGGCTTCTTTGAGAGCACGGAGTTCATTGACGTCACCTAAATCCTCGTAGGGTTTAAGTAGTTTCTTCGTTAGACTTGATTTAAGTCCAGCGATGTGATTGTCAAATTCTTCTTGTGTATATGTCTTACCTGCGACTGCTTGTTCCTGAATTTGTGAAGTTTGGCTTGTAGTATCAGTTTCTACTGTAGTGCCTGCCATGATTTCTTGCTCGCTCATGTTGCGATGCCTCCTTAGGAGTGGTTGTATAATATTTATTGATACACCCGTATCAATAAGTTATATGTATTTATTATTAGTAAATCTTAATACTTTTTCTTGCCTGTGCCAGTCTTACCTGGTTTTTTCTTTTTCATTCCGTATGCCATTGTCGTAGCTCCTAGTTGTTATTTCTGTTTATTATGTAATTCAAATAATGTTTTAATCTTTTCTTCAGCTGTGCCT